AAGCTATGTCTAAGAATGTTTCGTGTACTTCTTGTGAAAAATTTGAGTTTTGAATAACTTGGAATACATAGTTAGTAACTTCATCTAACGCTAGATTTATTTCTTTTTCTTCTTCTGGCGGCACTTCTGATCCTGCAATAAACTCAGCCCATCTAGCATAGTTAGGAACAATACCTGCTTGTAATCTACTAGCAAACTCCTGGACTCCTACAACTGCTGTTTCATCAAAGATATTATCAGTTCTTCTGCTACCTATTGTCTCACTAAAAAAAGATTCTCTTTGTGGCAAAGCGTATTCATAACATTCCTCAAAGACAGATACCCATTGGTCTTTTATAGATTGTGCATGTTTATACCTAGCTAATATTTTTTTAGTAGGACTTTCTATACTGGCTACATTTGATGATGGTTGATTTTCAATCATTAAGCACCTAAGTTAGTTTTTGTTTTGTATTCATCTTTAAGTTCGAAACCACCACCGCCTTTACGACCTGATAGCAAACTTCTTCTACCACGCCTTCCTGCTAATGCAGCAGTTGTTGCTTCTAACTGATCCTGCTTTAATTGTTCAGCTTGTCGTCTTTCTTCTTTCAAAGCATCTCTTTGTGCTTGTCTTGAAGATTCTCTAGCTCGTAATTCTTCCTGAGATGGTCCACTTGGCATACGAGGTCTGAATGGTCCTGCACACATTATCTTCTTCTCCTGCTATGTATACTAGCTTTTGGTTTTGCAGTATAAACATCAAAGTCTCGCTTTGCTACAAAAGGTCTGGATTTTTTTCCTCCAAGCACTAAACTTCTCCCTTCTCCTGCACCTAGTAACAAATACTGTAGTGCATCATGTATGTGCGAAAATCTATTTTTGTTTGGTCTTTCATCATAACGTTCACCACTTGTTTGTATACGCTTATAATGATAACCACCACTAAATCCTTTTATTAAGTTAATACATTTTGGATCAATTAACAACCCTGATTCACCATCAGTCATTCTTGTTAATGTAGCATTAACTGCTTCTAATCGTATTAATACATCATTTGATGGTGCAGGTCTAGCATTAATTCCTTTACTTCTAAGTATTTGAAAGGGTGTAGCTTCATCTGTTTGCACTCTATGATCTCCTGCTGGATCGCCAAAGATGTGAAAAGTTCGTGGCATATACAATGCCATATGTTGTTTTAACAAATCAGAGTACCTTACAATACCCATATCCTCCGCTACCAACTCATCTAGTAATACCCATCTGCCTCGTATGCGTTGAGCAAACACACAGGCTGGAGTTAGACCAAAGTCTATTCCCATATAGATTGGTAACTTATCTGCTACCAAACAATCACTCCTGGCTACATGCACATCATGTCTAAAAGAATCATAGACTGGCTTGCCATCTTCTATTAGTCCTAGTTTATTAAGTACATAGACATCAATCCACGATTTAGTTTTTCCTCGTATAATATTGCTGTAATAATTCTTAGTTAAGTTTTGTGAGTTTTCTGCTTCATCATTAGATTCATATCTATCTACTATTTTATCTTTACCTACTATTTCATTCATAGCAGGAGGTTGATTAAAAAATGACCAGTTATCAGGCTTGACTAGCATCTTGGCTTCTTGCTTAGTAAGGTAGTCAGGCAATACTGTTTCACCAGCGAGTATTGGCCACCAATGCTCCGTATCAGGTGCGTTAGTATCAGCGATAACCCCATACCAGCTTGGGCCACCATCACGCATACTAGGATAACGGCCAACACGCATAGTACAGGCATCAACAATAGACTTGGGTATTTCTCTTGCTTCATTAATCCATACTCCTGTTAGTTCAAGCGATAGTAGTTTTTTAACATCTTCTGGCCTATCTAACGCTAGAAAGATTACCTCTAATTCAATATCACCTTTTTTAATCATATGAGTAAAAGGTACACTATAGATAAACTTACCCCATTCTTCTTCTGGAAACCAATCCAACCATGTTTTCATGGTAGTTGTTTTAAGTTGTGGATTAGTATTTCTTATGACTGCCCATCTGCTTTTCCTTATACCTTCTGCATTGGGTTCTTGTGCTAATGCTCTGCGCAATATCTCTATGCAACATGAGACTGATTTACCAGATCCTACTGGCCCACGCAATCCACGAAAGAATGAATCGTCTTTCATAAACTCCTTAACAATAGGACCTGGTGCTTTATAATTGAGAGATGCCATACTTGACCGCTAACTCATAGAGTTTCTCTACTGCTTGTGGCGACATGGCTGCAAGTATTCTATCTGCTTCCATATCAGTTACAAAGTCTTTAGGGTAATGTTTCATGTGTTGAGTTTTAACTACTACACGTACTTTATTCCATTGTTCTTTACTATACACATTAGGATTAACTACTTCTTTTTTTATATTAGTCCAGCCATCATTCATCCTTCGCCTCCCATTGTTTGACTTAAATCCATTTCGGTAGCTAAATTACCTGTACCATATAATTCTTTATATTCTTCTGCTTCTGCTTTATCTGATTTAATAGATTGTTTATATGCGGCAGACATTTCTTTCCAGGTAGTGCTTTGTGGTAAATTTTTTCTACTAGCATATTCTGCTGCCTGCCATATGAAATCATTATCTTCTTGGCTATCTCCTTTAAGATAATAATTTTTAAATGTTACTGTCTGCCCTTGTTCATTTGTAAATGATTTATCGCCATTTTCAAATTCAATTTTAGCTTTGGTTAAATTCATAATGTCATCATCAGTTACTGCTGATTCTTTAAAGTTAGGATTTTGTTCTTTCATATAGCCTAGTACACTTTGATAGTAATCACTAGTTGGATTTTCAATTGCAGGTGCATAACGATTTACGATGCCTAGTAAACTAACATTACCATTGGCATCTTTTAAATCTGTAACATTAAGATAGCCACGCAATACTCGCATCATAGCTCGTAACCCTGAGCCTTTATGATCAAAGACAGCAAATGGTTTGGCATAAACTTCTTTGCCATTATCATCTATATATAATAATTTAGTCTTGCGGTCGTCTGCGTATGTGCCTATCTGCCCAGCCCAGCTTTTACCTTCACCGTAGATAACTTCTATGTTACCTGCATTGTTATACAACGTAGCCATGCGTTACACCACTTGTTGATTATAGACAATCTCTTTAGCCATCTTTTCAGCATCTTCCTGGCTATGACCTTTGATAAGTTTGTACTCTATGTATTGTTCGTAAGCTCTTTGTTTATCTGCATCACGCATTTTTTTTTCATTAGCAACCATGTTAGCGGCACGTAACTCAGCTTTTTCTATCTTGCTTAAAACTTTTTTTGGTTTACCCAATGGTTTTACTTTTGGCATTATCTTTGTCCTAAGTAGTTACCTCTACTATCATCACCATATCTACCTTGACCTGCACCTATTCTATTTGTACCCATCATAGACTTTTTCTTTTTCTTCTTCTTCTCATCTTTCTTTCCGCCTAATGGTCCTGCTGGTCCATCTTTACCGCCCATGATATCAGCTTTACTTGGCCCTTTCTTTTTAGATTTTGATGGTGGTGCTGCTCTTTTATCATTGTTGTCTTTATTTTTTTCTTTTATTAATTTCTTTGCTTCTTCTGATTCTTTTCTTCTTGCTTCTTGTCCTTTAGGCCCAGCATCATCAACACCTTCACCTACTTTAGTGTTGCGTTGATTTTTAGTCATGTCTTTTGTTTTTTTACTATCATCAGATTTCATACCAAGTCTTTTCTTAAACTCAGCAATAGATGCTTTTAATCTTCTTATCTCACCTAAATTACTCTTAGCATCTTTTTTATCTTTAGCAGAAACTGGATTGGTCAATGCTTTAAGTCTTGCCTCTGCTTTTTTTAATCTTGCTTTTAGTTTTGTTTTAATACTAGCTTGTTGGGAAGCCTTTTTCTTAGCCAAATCTTTTTGACGTTTTGCTTCTCCGCCCTTTTGCTTTTGTCGTATCTCAAATTCTGATGCCATTATCCCCTCCGAATAATATTTATACCAAACACCATAGCACTATCAATTAACAATTCCAAGCCCTGAGTGATTTATTAATTCTTGACTGCGGATCTCTAGCAGTCTTAGCTGATGTAAGTTTAGACTTCATGCCTTTCATTCTAGCACAAAAAGATTTACGCCTCGCTGTATCTCGTTTGGTCTTAGGCTTGGGTGCAGGAGGTTTTAGGTTGCCACCAGTTGATCTATTGTAACTAGCTCTACCTTTGGCATTGAGTCCACCTTTAGGATTCTTGCCTTCTTTTCTAGTCCAGGCTTCGGTCATTAGTATTTAATTTTTTTGCCTGGCTTTGGTTGTTTCTTCTTCATCTTTTTCATGCTTTCTTCCTCTTCTTCATTAGTTTATTACGGATTGCCTTTGGCAGTTCCTTCATGTGAAACAATGTCTTACTTGAT